TTTTGTTTCTACTCTTGTTAATCCAACTAGTAGTTCTCTGAATTCATCATGTTTTGGTTGTTCCAAGTCTTCACCTCCTTTCAAAATAAAAAGAGAGACGAATTTCGCCTCTCTCAATCTGTAAAATTTAATCTAAGCCGGTATTTTAAGCAAAATAAAAAAGACCAGCTTATTGCTGCTCAGTAGGAAAAATCTCACTTAATTAGCTAATAATTGTTGTACAAGCGCCTCAAGTTTGGATATTCTTTCCTCTTGAGCTACATTTTGTTCTTTCAAAGAGTTTATTTCCTTTTGTTGTTCGTTCTGTCTTAGCATGATTTGCTGAGTGGCTGCAATATTTACAGTAATCAACGAGTAAGGAACTACAGATTTTTTATCTTTGCCTTGGAATTGCTCTGGAGTTTCCTCTGCAATGAACCCGTATTGAAGGAAATCACTAGAATGCTCTCTTAAGTAGTCGATCCCATACTCTTCTACATCCTTATTTAAGAAATATTGACTAGGCTTTAACAACATTAAAGCGTCTACTTCATCGCTTTGGATTGTTTGGATGTCTGTTTTTATCTCTCTAGTTGAACGCTGAGTCCAAGTAACACCAGATACATCAAAAGCTGCCCACAGATTATTACAGTTTACGTTTGCGTACAATGAATATATCCCCTGGGCAGGGTCATATCTCTGAAGGAAATAGAACCCTTCTTTGTTTCTTTCTCCTTTGTGAACCTTGATATGCATATTGTGGTATGTTGTAGCAACCGCTTCTAAGTTTACAGTATCATCTAATTTTATTATGAAGTCATTTGATATCTGAGTACGTTCTTTTCCGAATGAGAATGTATCGGCTGATCCCCCTACAGATAGGAAACTATAACCTCTTCCTCTCATGCGGATATCTCCTAAATGGCTTGCATTGAGATAAATATCATCAGATGCAAGTACATCAATAGAGCCAGTTGACTTAAGAGCCATTTTAGTTCCGCCATATCTTGTAAAAGAAATATATGAACTCTTAAGAATATTACCCTTAGCGTCCTTCCCGGAAGCAAGACCTATACTTGCTACTGATTCTGTGAAGTTTGTAGCACTAGGAGTCGTATGGTCAAGTACTAACGAGTCGTTGACGCTACCACCTGCTCCAGAGTAATCATTTCCGAGTACAAGAGCCTCTGTAAAGGAGCCATCTGTGGTAGGTACGAATCCTAGGTACCCACGTGACCTTCCAGTCCCATATAGAGTAAGATTCTGCTTCTCTAGTCTCATATGGTTATTAGAGCTAGACGGGTCCTCTGTCATGATTACTACGCCTTTTAAGCTACCTGTCTTGATATGCTTAGCTTCTACGTATCCGTCAAGATTTATCTTCGGAGCTTGAATCAAAGCAGTCTGAGCTGTGAGGTTCAACTTTGCAGCAATCTCATTGTCTTTAACACGGAGAGAAATCTCCTGAGCATTTACTTTCAACTCAGATTCATGTCTATCCACTACAGCTTTACTACCATATCGTCCATCACCTTCATCTTTAGTGTAAACATCAGTAGATTTAGCTCGTAAGTTTATTTCCTGATTAGTCTGAGTGAGTTTTGTATCATAACTAGAGTTAACTGTATTGAATTCTGACTTAGTCACACGGTCAGCAACCTCTTTAACCATAGCGTCATAGTTTACAATGTCCTTGGGGTTTTCCATATAGACAGGAAGTTTCTCACCTACGTTACACTGTGGCTCAGCTACCCATACAGTACCAGCTCTCCTGATCCACACTTCTATACGTGCATGAGTGATTGGAACATCTGGAGCGTCATGATCTATAGTGAATCTAGTCCATTGTCCATCTACTAGCTTATCTTGGAACTCAACTTGTTTGTATCCACCTACTGAAGTTGATCCGTTGAAGAACTCTATCTTATAAGCTGCCCCTAGAGTGATAGCATACTTATCATCAGTATATAGCATAGCAGAGAATTGGAACTTTCCTTGTTTCTGATAAGCAGGTACATCTTGATAGATACCATGCCAGACATTAGTTGTTGTATGTGTAGATTCAATCTTAACTGACCTACTTTGTTTGTATCTCTTAGATTCATCTACGGTAATCTTTCTGTCAGCAGCATCAGCGTCAGGGTTCCATCTTTCAAGTGAAGGAGTCTCTTCAGTAACGTCTCCGAAGTCATTTACTTTCTTTTTAACAAACTGAGTATTCAATAAGAGGTTATCAGAACCTAGCTCTCCAATGTATTCCTGCATCTGAGTTTCGGTAACTTTTGTACTTAGTTCACCTTTAATATTCGTAATCTCTGTAGTAATCCCTACAGTGTCCGGTACAAGTGGCTCCCAGTCAGTCCCATTCCAGAGTTTCAATATCTTAGCAGTTGAATTACTGGAGTCAAGCCATAGAGTTTTTCCTGCTTCTAGTTTATCTGTAGGAGCAGTAGGACTCTCGATAATAGCCGTTTGCATCTGATTCATGTTACTTTCTACCTCTGTAGCTAAATCCTTTGCAGTTTTAGCATCTTCATGAGCCTGGTCCGCTTTAGCTCCTGCCTCTGTAATAGCATCAGTCTGACCTTTTACTTTTTCGTCTAGCTGCTTAAATACTTCTGCAGGTACTTTGTCTTGCAAAGAAGATAAAATACGTTGATAAGCCTTCATGAGAGAATCATTTACATCTTCTATCTCTCTATAGTTACCGAAATAGATTTTATCTTGACGGGGATCCTTGAAAGACTCGTCTGAAGCAATCGCACGAGCTTCTAAATATAAAGGAGGGTTAAGCGTCTTGTCTTTAATGTATACAGTATCACCTTCATTTATTGCCTCATGTGACATCCCTGCTACTCTAGCCAACGAAACAGCGTCAACTCCATAAACTAAGTTAGTATCTACTCGCTTCTTCAGAGCTGCCTTTGTCAGAGTCATTAAACGCTCTGGAGTCATATTTTGATTATCAGTCTCTGGAGTATAAAACCCAAAGCGATGCTTACCATTAATGTTCCAACGTTGAAATGCTTCCTCGTCAACCACGTAGGGAATACCATTATTAATATCTGCTACAGTAATTACCTCATCTTGACCGTTTGCTCCCTGGACAGTAACGTAACCCACCAGAGCAGTAATTACACCGTCAGAGTTTTCTGTACGAGTAATCCCTTGCAAGTCCTTACCTATATTGATTTCCTTCCCAGTGTATCTACCACGCTTTTCTACTAAGTCTACGTATCTTTTATTGATACTAGCTCCCTGGATAGTAACCCTATATTGAAGCTCATAATGATTAAACTCTGCAGCGGTTAAATTAAGAAGTCTCAAAGGGGATACAAACTCTTTAATGTATTGCGTACGTGTTCCTGCTGCTTCTACTTTACCGACTTCCCAGTCAGTCCCTTTAAGGGCTATTCTCATATACTCTTCTGCTTTAAGAGAGTCGAACTTTTTAGGTTCAATATAACCGTCAGCATCTAGTAAGGTCCATTCACCACTAGCAAGGATTGTAACTGTCTTAGCAGCAGAATCCTTCTCTACAGAGGTAATCACATAAGGTGTTATTATACCTGGACGTGTTTCTTTCAAGATGATATTTTGCTGTTGAAGATAAGGGATATATTTTGAGCTCTCAAGTAATTTAACATCTAATATATCAATGGAGTTCTTTATTTCCCAGTGACGCTTGTCCTCAATATAATCATGAGGACGTATAGTAGCTATCACTTGTCTTGTAATGTAATCAACTATGTGAAGATCTCCTTTTCGCTTTCCCATTATCTGTATCTCTCCCTGTATGTTACTTTGGCAGTCCCTATATTCTTAGGGCGTACGATTATTTCATTTTCTCCTCTATTGACAACTGGAAATTCACTAAATAACTCTTTAATATTGATAGCATCTTTCCCGTTAACTGTCACAAGAGCTCTCTCAGTATCTACAACTACAGTGTCCCCCTGGTCCACAATATAGGGAGTTGCATCTACTGGTACACTAAACTTCTTATACACTTTTAAGTCTTCTATAAAAATAGCATCTAATGGACTGTAATCCCCATATTTGAAGATTCCTATCGCTACTTTAGTGACTATAGAAGTAGTGGCAAAATTGGACTTGTTGACATCATTCCAGGTTTCAATGATAGTTTCATAATCTTGATAAGTTCCTTTCTTATATAAAGCAGAATAAGCTGTCCAAGTATTTCCCTCTCGCGTTAACATCACATGTCCTCTAAAGTCTGTGAATGAGCCAGGTGTCCTTCCAGTATCATCTATAAGCGTTTTCTCTTCAGGTCCATCATTTATGACTGTATAAGCTTTTGTGATTGAAGAAGTGTCGTACTCGTCCTTCATTCCTAATTGAGCAACGATATTGTCATTAGCATCTAATAAGAAGAGCATGATAGTTCCCATTCTGTCATAGCTTAAAGAGTCAAAAGAAAGTCTCATATCAACTTTGAAGTCTGTAGCCCCTCCAGGAGGAAGAGACTGTTTAAGAATTGGACCATACCATGTATTTTCTTTAACAGGTCCATAAGTGCTAGGACGGAAACCGTGTCCGCTCCCTGCTATCTCCATAGCTCCAGCTCCTTCAAAGAGTGAGCCAAGCGGCCCATTGTGAGGATTCCATTTCCCTAAATTGTCCATCTTGTCCCAAATGACTCTATCCTCTTGAGCTACTAGTTTTGTTTTTGGTCCCGTTGGATAACCTAAACGGAAATAATCGTCACCGTTCCAAATATCAATGAAAGGGCTCTTATTTAGTACGTCAATTTCTACGATAGGATTTGACTCTACTGTCCCCTTATTAGGAATAACTGCCTTTAGGTCTGAGCCTACAATAGATAAGCCAGACGTTTTAACTTCTCCTAGTTTATAAGGCATTGGACATACAAAATGAATAGATCCTTTTCCTCTGAATATCAATTCATCTAAATCAGTTTCCCCGTCAAGTAAAGCCATGTAGGTACGATCTGGCTCATCGTCAAAAATAAGCTCCTTCGGTTCGTCTTGTATGAGCCAATCTGCTAAGTCTTCTTTTTTCTTCTGTAGGTCATCTTGTGAGCTAGCCTTTAAGATAACAGGGACTTCAATAACTCGGACTTTAGTATTAGTTTGCAGCAAGTAGCCTCCAGGTCTTCCAGGAGTCGTTAAGATGTCTCGTTCAATAGGAGCCCACGCAGAGCGGTTAAACCCCATCAAAATGAACAGGTAATCTTTTTTGATTCCGTTGAATTTAAAGCTAGTCACGTGAGTATCCTCCTTAGTTATTCTTATTTAATAGAGCCCCCTAGAAGGAAGGCTCGTAAGTTTATTCTAGAAAGCAGGGGTAACTTGTGGGTTGAACTGTGCTAGTCTGCTAGTTCTACGCTTATTAGCATTGTCAACGTCCTCAGAGATAACCTCCCCTACAACCTTTTTATCCATAACAAGATAAGTAGGGGCCTTATCAGATTGCTTCTCTTGAGCTTCTGTTTTCTTAGTGGTGCTATTAGTCTTGTAAGTCCCAGATATACGCTCATAAGCAGTAGGAGCTATAGAAACGGAACCTTTAATAACATCATCCATCTTAGGGAGCTTGAAGTCTGGAGTTACTCCTAGGTCCATTCCTTGGAAGTTATCATTCCCTAAGACGTTTCCAAGCTCAATGTCATTAGAAAGAGTTTCAAAGCCGCTTAATACAGCATCAGCCATTTTAGTAGCTGCCTTTACTGCATCACTTGTCATATCTGTAATTCCCACGGCTAAACCTTCAGTGACATAACCACCGACTTCTTTCATTACACGGGAAGGAGATTTTATCTTAAAGAATCCAACTACTGCTTCTTTAACTTTGCCAGCCAATCTTTTCGCTGCATTTATCGCGTCGGAAGCCATTCCACTAATTCCGTCTGCTAAGCCTCGTACTATGTCTTTACCTGCACTTAGGAGCATAGAACCTGCATTAGAGAAACATTTCTTAATTCCTCCGATAACATTGTCTGTAATAGCGCTCCACAAGCTACTTAACACAGAATAGATACCTTTAATAAGAGACCAAAGTATCTGCACACCTGCAGCAAGGATCTGAGGTAGATTAGCAATAATAGTCTTAGCTATTTCATAGATAATCTTTAGAGCTGCTGCAGCTAATTGAGGCATAATTTGAATAATACCTTTTATAATTGCCATTAAGATTTTAATACCAGACTCAATTATTTTAGGTAGGTTTTGCATGATGATATTTACAAGTTGAGTAATTATCTTAACTGCAGCATCTACAATCTTAGGAAGCATTTTTATGATCCCATCAACGATTGCCATTAAGATTTTTACACCTGCATCTAATATTTTAGGAAGATTAGTAATAATCATCTCAATAATTTTATTTACAAGCATGATAGCCGTGTCTACTAGATTAGGCAGAATCTTTACAATCCCATTAATAAGAGCCATTAAGATTTTAATACCTGCATCTAAGATTTTAGGAAGTAATGTAATAAGAGCATTTAATAAAGTATCCATTATCTTTAATGCAGCATCTATAAGCTTAGGAAGGTTATTCACGATTCCGTCAAGTATTGCCATTAAGATTTTCATACCTGCGTCTAGGATAATAGGAAGCAATGTCCCTATAGTATTCACAAGTGTATTAATCATTGTTACGGCTACATTAATCAAAGTAGTTACTACAGTAGGGAGAACTTGAACAAGCCCCTCAATAACCTTTGTAAGTATCGCAACTCCTTGCTCGATGAACTTAGGGAGATACAATACTATCAAATTAACCATAGTATCTATTACTGTAGTAATTGTAGTTAGTAACATTGGAAACATTGAGTTTATCCCTTGCACTATCGTAGGCAGAAAACGAGCTGCAGTAATTAAAAGTCCTGGGAGACCTCCCACAAGCATAGCTATTAGAGATGGGATAATATTCATAAATATTTGTCCTAGTTGTGAAGTATCTCCACCTAGAGCGAGCCTTATTGCTTCCACCATAGAGGTAACAGTAGTACGGATAGCCATTACTGCAGTTCCCATTAAGAGTGCAGCATTTTGGAATCCTGTAGGAAGATGCGTAATCCAATCATTCATGACGTCTCCTACAGTGATTACACTCCAGAGATACTTCCCTAAATTGACAAATGCTTGTCCTAGGCTATTAAGAGCAACTAAGGCAGGAGCTATTGCGTTCGCTATCCCTTGGATTGGAGCTGGCATGTTAGATACAACATCTCTAAAGTGATCGCCTGTAGTGAGTACGCTCCATAGATAAGTACTTAATTGAGCTAACATTGAACCAAAGCTATTTAGAGCAACCATTGCAGGAGAGAGTGCTGTGGCGATCCCCTGTATAGGAGCAGGTAATTTTGAAATTACATCCGCAAAGCTATCACCTGTTAAGAGAACATATCCGAGATACTTCCCTAGCTCTAAAGCATTGGCTCCGAACTGCTTCAATCCTGCAATTGTAGCAGTTAAGGCTTTCCCTCCAAGGTCCATCAAAGAGGCGGTCCATTGCTTAATGACTGCAATTACTCCTAAAACTCCATTTCTAAATGTTTCACTAGTTTTCCACAAGTGAGTAAACCCTACTACTAATCCGGCTATTGCTGCAGCTAATATCCATGCAGGAGCAGACATCATAGAGAACCCTGTAATGATTGGCATAATGACAGGTTTAATAGCAAACAAGATAGCTCTTAACCCTTTAAAGTATCCTATCCCTAGAGCTAAAGGTGTTAGGATTACCATCAGAGCAGGGACAAGCATCATCATCCCTTGGATAAACTTAGCTAATACAGGATGAGCTTCATTAAATTGAATAACCATCTCGGCTAGTTTAGCAATAAAGTTATACATAGGAGTCATTACAGCAGCAAACGCTTGGACCATTGGTTCAAATGCTTTAGCTAACTTTTCCAACATGTTATTGAAAGCTTCAGCGTACTTTGTATTTTCTTCCATAGCTCTTCCATGTAAAGCTCCATAGAACTTAGTTGCAGCAGCAGCAGCCAATCCAAATATGACAGGCAAAGCCATCATTTGAGTTCCTAAATCACGAATGAAGTCATTGTATTGCTTAACAGAAGCGTTTGCTCCTAAGAACTCTAGAGCTAGCTGCTGAGGGCTTCCAGATCGTGCTAATCTGTCCAATGAATCTACTGCAGATAGTGCAAGCCTACTTGTGTTATAAAGAGGATTATTCATCGTAGTAAGGTTATTCTGGAAACGGGAAGCAGTAGAGCTTGCGTTATTAAGAGTCCCTATAGTTTGATAAATACTCATGAGAGCCATTCTGTTAGAGTTGATAGCCTGGTCGTTTGCAGCCTTTTGAGCTTTACCTAACTCATTGATTCTAGCTATCATTTCATCAACCGAGCCTGTATAAGAGCCTGCAGACTGTACTAGCTGGAAGTATCCGTATTGAGTCTCTATTTGAGCCTCCCTAGCTCCAGACATACCTGCCTTCATTTGATGTTGATAAGCTTTCATTTCATTCATCATTGCCATATGAGCGTCAGATACTTGAGTATATCCTCTTGTAATATCGCTATTCATACGAGCAAAGTCTGACCCAAAGGACTGAGTAATCTCTCTAGAGTTGTTTCCCATATTGGACCCGATACGATTAATCTCATTGTTGATTTCTGTAACTTCTGTACGTGTAATACTGCTGAGTCTGTCTATCTCTGCCTGGTATTCACTATTGATTTGGGACACAATAGACTGTATGTTTGCTCCAATACGGATAAGCTCCTCATTTACTTGTGTAACCTCTCCCCGTACATCGCTATCAAGAGGGTTAAACCCATCATCAAATAACCTACGAGCAGCTTGTCCTATTGTGGTCATGTCTGCCCCGATTTCTCTGAGTTGAGCATTCACATCTGCTACGTTAGAGCCTACATTACTACCTATATTACTTAGTTGGTCATTTATATTATTTACATTTGAGCTTACATTCCCTCCAAGATTATTTATCTCTGAATTAAAAGCATCTCGTATAGTTCGAGCTACTGAGCTCATGTTAGAACCCATTCTACCTAGCTCTCTATTGATTCTCTCTACATCGCTACGTATATTAGAATTGTCTATTCGGGCATCTATCTTTACACTTCCGTCAGCCATGTATATTCACGCTCCTTTCGTCTAATTTAAAGAGTCTCCAGGAGCCCTGCTATGAGGTCTTAATCATCTGTTGTAGGTTTAACACCCTTGTTTTCTTGAGCTAGTTGCTTACGTGCTTCCTTGTAACGTCTCATGCGGTCCTCATAAGCTTTCAACTCTCTAGCCTCTCTCATGGCCTTCGCTTGTGGAAGCTCATAAAAGGCTTTTTTCTTCTTAATATCCTTCACCTGGTCCGCATTGTCTTTGGTCTTCTTAGGGACTTCACAAGTGCGGTACTTAATAGCAGTCTTCATAGTTGTCTCTTCTGATAAGTTATTGAATAGAGCTAGGAACTCGTTCCAGAGTAGCTTTCCTTGCTGCTCGATTAGATTAATATTGTAGTCAAACAAAAAGGACGAGAAAATCCGTTCAGCGTCTATAGTAAAGTCAACTATAGGAACCTCTTGGAATGTCTCGTCCTCTTCTGCTTCGTCTGTGGAGTTATCCTTATTTGTAATCTCATTGACTCGTTCTTTTTTATCAAGGTCTATATTGAGCTTTGCTTTAAAGATATCAATGAGAAGTTTATTAAGTTGTTCCCCGTTTAGCTGAGCTAGTAAGGAACGTTCTACTACAAGCATATTGAGGGCTATTAGAGGTTTGCTTTTATCAGACACCGTTTTATCATCGAATAGCTGCAGCATAACGAGGATATTATCATAGGAAAGGTTTAGCTCAATAGCCACGCCTCCCCAAGTTATTACATCTACGTTACGCTCTGTGAGTGAGAATCTCGGTCCCATAAGCGATCACCTTACTTCTTAGTGTTAGTCAAGTATGCGTCTAAGTTACTTCCAGCTTTAGCACGTAGCTCTGCTTCTACTAGTTTAGTTAAATAATTTACTAAACTAAATAGATTCATAATAGAGCGTCCTGCTTTCCTATACAGTTCCTCAAAAGTATCTTCACCTAAGAATATCTCGATAGCATCTTTTACAACCTCACGTTGCTTTGCATTCATATCACGTAGTTGTTCTGGAGTAGCTTCACGGATATCAACTTCTTCAGCCTGTAACTCCTTGGCTTTCTTCTCGTAAGCAACGAAACATTCTTGATACTTGAACATTGACTCATCATCAAAGCTCACCTTGTAAAGTTTCCCTGCTACATCAATCTCTCTATAAGTTTTCTCGAAGTTAAATTGAAACTTGTTTTCTACTACGTTAGTCATTATGGTTATCTCCCTTTGGTTTTATATTTGCCTCCGTCGAGGTTTTTAATTTATTCGAATAAGTTAAAAGTATATTTTGTACTATTTTTGTCACTTTAAAAAAGCTATCCACCGAGAAGGGAATCAATACAAGCTCCCTCTCAGTGTAATTCGATAGCATGAACGGAAGAGAAATGCAGAACTATTAAGCTGCGCCTTTTTCTGTAAATTTTGGAGCTCCGTCAAAGGAAATATTAAACTCAATCTCACCCTTGCTATTCGCATCTCCTCCGGGAACTTTGATCTCTGAGATAGTTGAAGGACCTTCCCATTTGTCACCGTTTGGCTCAGTCACTCTAAAGTCAGTCTTACGAGCGTCTCCAATTTGGTTAACTTTCTTAAGGATAAAGTCTTGAGCCTCATCGCCATAAGAACGATGACCTTCAAAGGAATAACTCATCATGAAACCAATAACAGAACGCTCAGAAGCGCCTCCACCATCATAGTAGTAGTCCTCTTCTACTTCCTCGTTATTATCGGGATCTACTGACTTGATACCCTTAGCAATAACAGCCCACTTAGGAGTAGACTCCGTTCCTACATTGATTTCAAATTTATAAAGATGGTTCAACAGATATGCCATATATTAATTACCTCCTATTTCTAATTCCGCAGAAAAAAGTGCGGTGTATATAAACTCATTTGCTGCTGTCTTCTCAACGAAATTAGGCTCCACATACACATTGAGTCGTCTTAGTGTATAGGAGCCATCAATAGCGTTAAATACACGCCTATGAACGTTATTTAGTTCCCTTGTAATAAATTCAACTGTGTTGTTTACTTCCAGTTGGTTACTACTTTTTGCGAGAATTTGAATTTGCTTGTTGATGTTTTCACCTTCGAAATATTGTTCTCCTGCTGCTGACGGAATCATTCTAATAGCAATACTTTTTCGCGGTGTATCATTTGCTCCTATATCCAATAAATCGGCTTTTATAGGAGCAAATAGGATACCCGGCTGCAAAGTAGTGGTTAAATGTTTCTTGACCGATTCAATTAGCCATATCATGTTTGTCCTCCTATAAGTTTCGCTTAATATCGTTTTCTACAATTCTTACCCAATCCGTTACATTCCTAGCTTTTGCCTCTTCGAACCAGAGCCCCATCGCATTAGGGTTCGCGTCATGAGAGAAAGAATATTGCGGATTCCAATACAAGCGTCGCGCATAAGGTGTTGACCATTCAATATGTCCCTCTCCTGGCCTGCTGAATCTAACGCCAGATCTTTCTAATTCACCTGTATCTTTCGGAATGTAGAAATTACTGTCTTTAAGCACCTGCTGATCTAGTGCAAATTGCGCTTTCTGAGTAGCTTCCATTACTTTCCCCTCGATATCAGGTGTATCAATTCGGATATTCAAACGAATCATACTAGCAGTACCTCCACATGATGAAGATTGCTTCTATCATAAAATTCACTGACTTTGCTAACGGTCATTTCTTTTCCGTTAAATATGACTTTGGACTTCTCCTCGAAAGTAACAGGTGTTGAATGAACTGCATCATGAAATAAGAGTATTTGCATAACAAGGCTCTCACCGTTTCCGTTAGATACGACAGTCTTCTTAGGCTCCACTCTTACTCTTTCGATTCTTACAGCAGGAGCATAGTTACCATTTCCACCCCATGTATCATCTTCTCCGGTATATTCCAGATAATCTACAGTGTGAATCAGCAATGATAACCGTATCGGTTTAGCCATGTACACCAATCCCTGCATAAAGAAGTCCTGTATGCTTCAGATAATCAACTACAGTAATCGCATAACGGTCATAATGACTAGGTGCACTTGCCGCTCCTGCACTCATTCCATTCTCAGAATAAGCTCCAACAGAGAAACCGCCGCCGCCTTCACTTACAGTTGCAGAAGTAATGCCGTTAATAGCTAGAAATTCAACTTGTGCTGCAGTAGCTTTTTTGACTTGCTCACGAATAAAAGGAGCAACTTTATCGAAGTCAACTCCTTGTAATTTGTAACCTATGATGCTATCTATCTGCTCACTGGCTCTTTTTATCATTCTTTTTAATAACGTTTCATCAGAGACTTGAGTCCCTTCGTAATCGTTATTATAGTAATCAACATCTATATAAGGCATGTGATCACCTACTTGGCTGCAGATTTTTTAGGCGCTTTTAACTCTTTTAATTCCGCTTCTAGTTCTTCGATGCGATCAAGTGCTGCGTTATGCTCTGATACAGTAACATTGCGGCCGCCAGTAGCACGTTTGATGATCTTTCCTTCTTCGCCGATCTGATCAAAACCATCATTCAGATAACTTTCTAAGAAGTCTTTTTCAATGTGTAATACTTTATTCAATCGTTGCACTTTTACTGTGTTACTCATGTAACCACCATTCCTTTCATAATAAAAAAGAGAAGCTATAAAAGCCTCTCTTATGCTGTAATGTTGAATTTAACACCATCAACTTTAGCGCCTAAAATGAATACATCCCAGTATTTGCGCTCATAGTAAAGGTATTTGCCACCTGTTGATGCGCTTGGAGTGTCTAGATCAACAAATTCATATTTTTGTGGAGCTACCATTGATAATGGATGAATTAAGATCATGTTGATCTGTTTTGCTGCTGCATCCGGTACTGCTCCATTCGTAAAGTTGTATGCTGTTTTCATGCGGCTTGATGGTACTGTTACGATTGTTACATCATCAAGCGAATATACGCCGCGGTTTAACGCTTTTTCATTAGTACCAGAGATATCAAGTTGACGTTGTAATTCTTTAGCTGCTTTTACAGTCTTTTTAACAGTAGGCGTAATATAAAGAATGCGTCCTGTTTGCGGCACTTCTGCTTCGTCCATTTGTTCCATGAAGTTATCAAATACAGTAAGGAAACTTGCAGGATCAAGTACAGTTACATCAGCAGTTTTCCCTGCTCCTGTGAATTCAGCATATAATTTAGAAGCCATGTATTTATCGTGCTCTGGCGTTGCTTCTTCTTCATTAAACACGCGCGTAATATTAGCGATAGAAAGAGCCATGTTTGTTTCGTCAACGTCTACTGGATCAACTAAAGTACGGAATTCGCGGTCATGGCCTAAAGTTTTTGGTTCGAATGAATTGTCAACGCGGCGCGTATAGTTTCCGACAACGTCACGATTTACATCAGTGTAACCGCCGACTTTAATACGTGGAATCATGATTGTTTTTGGTCCTGTCCATTTTACAACGCTGTTATTAGGTGTAGCATATAATGCTCCGAATGCTAATGCTTGCGAAAACTTTTGAACAAGTACTTCTTGATATTGTGAAGCATAATTTAGTGTAGCCATGTATAAAACAACTCCCTATTTTTTATAATTTTTTCAAAACAAAAAGCCATCAACAAAGAATGACTTCATCAAAACTTATTGCTTTTTAACTCCGAACGCCGCAAACCATTTGTCAGACTCTGTCATTGACGTTTGTTGGTGTTGGCCGTTTGAAAATGTCGGTTTCGGCTTTCCTGGATCTGCAGGTGGCTGCTCCACTACACCTTTAAAATGTGGAAACTCTTCAACTACCATTTCGATAGCCTTTGTAATGTCTACATCATCATTAACCTTAGTTTTCGCTAGAGTAATAACTGCATTTAAGTTCTTTTCTTCTTTGATATCTAATTTAAGCGCGGCTATTTGCGCCTGAGAATTAAAAAGAGACTCATCTTTTTCTTTTAATTGAGTCTCAAAGGTTGTTAACTTTTCATTTATTTTTTCTTGCTCTGTTTTCTGTGACTCTTGGTATTCATTCCAACCTTTTACCGTTTGTTTCAACTGATCTAAGTTCTCCACACCAAGTTTCTTCAAGAATGATGCTTCCTGCTGCTGTTTCACTTCATCCATCTGCTCTTGTGTAAAGGTAACAGGCGGCTGTACAGGTGGTTCTTGAGCTGGTGGTGTAGTTTCTGGTGTTACATTAGGATCACCTCC